TAGTTGCATTTTTGTTTATTCGACCGGAGTTGTAGGTTACTGCCTCGTAAGCCACAGTCATTCTATTAGACAGCATTTTAGTTGATTCACTTTGATCTAAACTATCATGTGACCAATCAGTAATCATAGGATTCTGTAAAGTGACTTGTGTAAATTTTTGTTGATGTAAAACATAGATATCGATACTGGTAAAGAACGGTAAGTTTTGTCCATTGTTAAGACCATATCGATAATCTTTTTTACCATACTTGGTACCGCCGTTATTGTTGTTGAGTGCTGTTTGTGGGCCACCGACGTAGTCGCCATACTTGCCATCTGCGTAATAATATTTGTAATAGTTAGACCATAGGCCTGTGGTTATATCACTATTGTCGTCGTGGAATTCAATATTGATTGGATTATATTTTATAGCAGTTTGAACAACTGTTTTTTTATTATATTGATTTATTACTTCGTTAGTAATACCAAATTTTGGTAAGTCAATTTTTTTAACTAGGAATCCGATGTCTTTACTGCCTCGATTAGCCCATTGAACATTTTGTACTACGCCGGCATTGAGATTAAACACAACAAAATATAAAAATCCAACCTTAGGTGCTCGAGCATAGTTGTTAGCAACATATAGTCGATTGGCATGTTGGTAGTCACGGAGATTACCGGTAGGACCAAAGGTTCCACCTAGCACACCGCCTAGAAAGTTATCAAATGCACCGCTCATGATAGTATTTATGTCACAAAAAAACCAGGCCTAAACCTGGATTTTCTGTTGTTAGTACCTATTAGCCGCCTAGTGCTAGGGAACGCACTGTACGTCCTACGTTTGCTCCTAATCCTGTCGGATTTCCACTTGTGTCTATCTGTAGTGCGTTATCATATGTAATAGATAGTGATATATCCATTGGATCTGTAGCACTTGCGTAGTCGCCAGCTTGGTATGTGGCTTGTTTAATATAGCAACCATAGAATTCAAAAGTTTCTAATGTTGCCGGAGTATATGTGCCATTGCCGCCGTCTAATAATTCAACACGCATAGTGAACTTGTAATCGATACCAGAAGCTGCACCACTTTGTTCAAAGAAGTCAAATTGTTTCTGTAACTGCTCGCCAACTTTTTGTGTAACAGCGTTAGTAACATCATCACGTAGAACTAATTTAGCGTCAGCAAATGAATGCTTGCCTGCTAATTTTACTGTGGAGTTGTATACGTGCAACTTAATTTCTTCAAAGCTAACCTCTGGACGAGTAACGTTCATTACCTGCTTGGTTAGTTCTGTTGTTGGTGTACCTGCTACACCAAAATTATCTAAAGTAACGCGGAAACGATACTTTAGTTTTGGCATTAACAAACCTTGGCTGCTAGAGCTTTGGTCTGTATTTAGAGGTACTGTAAATCTGCTTAAACTTGATACTGGCATTTTGTATGCTCCTTATTCTTTAGTATTTAACTTATTTGTTTGAACCTGGAAAACCTTGTCCAAGATTGCCAGAAGCTATTGCCCCTGTATTCAACAAGCGTAATGGAATGTAGATAAACTCTACAGCCTTGACTGGTTCAATTGCAATATCTAACCATAGTTCTGAACGATCGATACGTGCCGGTGTATTATTTGTAGTATCGCACACTACGATGAAATCGTATAGAGCACGTTGTCCTACTAATTCTAACAATAGGCTTTCTGCTGCTGCTTTGATTTCGTTACGTGTTTGCGCATCGTTCGGCTCAAATAAGTATGGCTTAGATAAGATCGCTAATTGTCTTCTTAAATGAGCCACTAGACGTGCTACATTGATACGATCTAATGAGCTAGCTGCACTTTGACGAGTGTACTGACCAAAGTTAACAATTCCAATACCTGGCAATGTAGAAATTGGATTGATATGTACAGTTGCCATAGCATCGCGGATACCTTCATATAGGCTAGCTGGTTTAAATTCGCCTAGGCTATTAATGTAACCAACTGATGTAGCATTATCAACACCACCACGACGTGTACCTGCTGGAGCAAACCATGGGTAGCTCTTAGCATCACTATTGATAATAGTGCGTAGCATCATGTGGCTTGGCGGAACAACAATGTTGTTGCCTAGATTATCTGTTGTGTATCCACTTGGATAGAACATAGCCATATATGGATCATATGTAACAGCGCCTTTATCACCATTATCGGTCGCTTTAGCTGTGTTATTACCCCACGCAGTTAATGCTTGACCTGTTGGTTCTAAACGGAACGGGGTATCACCAACAACAAATGCTGTTTGTTTAACATCAGTGTTTAACGCAACTAAATTGCTAATTACTTCTGGATAACCAGGGCAAGCAATTAAATTAAAGTTTAATGTATCAGTGTCACGGATAGCTTGATTTGTATCAATCATTGCTTTTAGTTTGCTTACAACATAAGCACGTTGAGCATGACGACCAAATGTACCAACATCGTTTGATTGACGAGGACTGATTGTAACCCAACGGTCTGGATTGTAACCACTCATGTTGTCATTACCAAAGCGAATGTTGAGTCCATTATCTGCGTTAACATTAATATAACCAGTCATGTATTCTTTAATGCTGAAACCAGAACGACGTAAATTCCATAGACGTGTGCCTTTTGGATATAGAGCAGGATCTGGTGCATCTGGGTCTAAATAATTGCTGGCTAACAATTCTTCAATTGTTGCCGGAGCAACATCTGAACCTGCTTTGCCCCAACGTGCATCAGCAAAGATCCAACCGTTCGGAGTATGGTGATCTGTTACATCTTGTAGATCCCACATTAGTGTATTAGCATTCCAGATATATACCTGCTCGCCATATGTTTCAACATCGGACACATTGATCCAAATATCTCCAGCAACTAGATCGCTGCCGTCAATTTGTTGTGTTGGCTCAGTTGCGCTTACAATAGGACCAGTTGGATTACTGTTAGGGAACGCAGTATTATCTTTGTAACCAACCCATGTAGTTCCATTGTTATATAGGATATCTACTGTTTCTAAATTAGCATCATACCAAACAGTACCATCTGCTGGAGTAGTTACTGGAGCAGAACTTTGTGATTGATAAACCAGCGGCTTCCAGTTAGTAGCAATAAGGCCAAAACTGTCAGCTGACGGAGCACTGTATAAATTTGCTGTGCCAGACTTAGTAGCCATATCATAAGCACTAAATCCTAAAGCTGCTAGTGGGGATCCTGTGCCGTCAGTTAGTTCAAAATCACCACCTGTTGCATGAGTGATTGTAACTGTTTTATTTACAGCATCATAAACAGCAGAAACATTATTTAAATTTTGAGCACTTAAAGCTGCTGGAAGATGTTCAGCAATAACGCCCGACGCAATACTTACAGTCTTTGTAGGACCCCAAGTACCATTGGGGAGTGTTTCTCTAACGCTAAACGTAGTTGTTCCGCCTGCTGTTGTGACAGAAGGTTGGCTAGTAATTGATGTAGCTCCTGCATTAGCACGACGCCATGCACGGAATTCTGTAGTTACTTGAACGCCACTTGTAGAAATACCATAGTGATCAGGATCTGATTCAACAAATAGTGTGCCTACTGCAATGCCTTTGCCGCCACCTAATGGATCAAGTGTATGGATTGCTTGTAGTGTACTATTATAGATAGGAGCACTTACTGTTCCCCATGTCTGTGCTGTAGCGTTGTAATATTTTACAACTACATTGGCACCGTAGCCTGGAGTTGTTGTTTTAATCCAAATGCTGCCAGTTGGAGTAGAACCGGTAAATGTTGGATACTGATAGTGCGGGCTAACTTGTAATTTCTTAGTACCACCGCTCCACTGATTGCCAGCTTGTGTGCTAACTGCTACCCAAACATTAGAAGAATTTTTGTAGAATACTGCATTAGGATATGAATTAGCATTGTCTTTAGTTACGTATACAGCATAGTCGCCGATCTTACCAAAACTAGATTTAGGAACTCCACTAGTGCTATCTGTATTAACATTAGTATCGTTAACGATTAACGGAGTCTTTAATGTAAATTTTTGTGTTGTAGAATCCCATTCATTGATACCAAATAGACTATTAACTGTGTCGATCCAATATGTTCCTGCACCAGGTTTTCCTGTTGGAATACTTGTTGCTGCATTAAGAGCTGTTAGATTAACATCTGCTCTTAAGATGTATGCTCTAGAACTAATACCCAATGCTGAGTAAGCAGCCTGTAAGCCGTATTCATTTAATTCTGAACCGTTGATTGGATTTTTATTAGTATCGGTGTAAAATTTAGGTACACCAAATGTATCAGTCAAATCACGTTGGCTAGTAATTACATATACTGTGCCTGCATTTGCTTTTGTAGTTCCTGCGGCTGCGCCCGTACCACTACCGTTTTGTTTGTCTTGGGCTGTCGCAACAATAATAAGAGGCACGCTACCTGGTGCATTTGGAGTGTAAAAACTCTCGTCGATTACTGATACGCTTACGCCTGGTGAACCTAATATAGCCATTTTATGATCTCCTTAATGGATTACTTTGTTTTATTTAGCTGGTATCCGAGAAAAACACCTGGTAAATACAAGTGGAAAAGGGAACTAAAAGGGCGCCTGATGAGAAGATTGTGTACCGCATGCGGACAAAAACCAGTGGCTATTAACTACTATAAAGAAGGCCAACCTTTCTATAGATCAAAGTGTGACCACTGTAGCAAAGGGTGGAAGAAAGAAAAGCCGCTATGGGCAGCGGCTGGTTATAAGAAAAAATTATCCTGTGATCGGTGTGCTTATACTAGTCGACATCCTGAACAGTTTAACGTATTCCACGCAGATGGAAATTTAACCAACTGCCGTCATAGCAACCTAAAAACTGTTTGTGCTAATTGTCAGAGAGTGCTCCATAAAGAAGGTGCCCAATGGCGTCAGGGAGATCTCGTTCCGGATTTTTAACCAACTCTTGTACCTGATCGTATAGATCTTGTATAGACCCGTTGTTGTCAAATATTTCATCAAACTCTGTTCCTACCCAAGCCCACTCTGAAGCATGGACACCAAACTTGCTCATGTAATCTGCTCGAGCGTCAACTGTTGCTCCTTGCATATTCACAAGCCCGTAGTACCATTCGGGCAATTCACCGCGTTGTACGGTAATAATAGTACCGCCTGCATTACGGATGCTAGTAATCTCATTAGGGAAACGGCAGTCTGAAATAACAATATTATCTTTACTAGTACGGAGTTTATTTTCTAGTGAAGCAATCCAAATATCATCGTGGAATGCTTTTCGGCACACTTCTGTACCCCAATATTGTAAGACCCAGCGTGGAGTAAGATGTGGCATGTTTAAGCGTTCTGCCCACCACGGATCTACTTGCTCTCGCCACTCACGTGCTTCTTTGGTACGACCTTCCAGCATGGTTCTATCCCAGCCAAATACAGCCGCTACAGCATCTTTGAGTGTAGAAGCAAACGATTCTCGTCTAAATTCGTGGAAGTTTGTTAGATAGTCTGCGATAGTGTCTTTACCGCTGCCGATTAAGCCGCAAATACCAATGATCATATAATAGTCTCCGTTTAGACTATTATACTTAATTGTTTAAGAATTGTCTACCTTATTTTACGGGTTTGATAGGACTTTGGACATCGACGTCCTCGGCCTCTTCGCTAGCTTTTGTAGAAATTTGACGTTTTTTAACACCCATAAGTTTAGCCGCTAGATCTAATATGCGAGTGTCTTCGTTTTGTTCATAGGTTACTACTACAAGATTTTCACCCCACGCACTATCTGGAGCAAAACTATCTTGTTGTTTGCCCAATATATTGTATTCATCTGGATCGTCTAATCTTTTTGCAGCGGCTATAGACATGCCAAATCTATATTGATGGTATGGGTCAGTGTTTTGTAAATCTGGAAATACATAAGTAGCAGGTAGGGCATCTGCTACATCATCTTGTAAGCTGCCAGTTCTACTTTCTGTAAGTAGTTCTAAAATTTTCATGTTAGCCGATGATAAAGGACAGCGGTTCGCCGCCTTCTTTGTAATTGATTAGATCCATTTCTAATATTTCGATCTCAGCTTTACCTTCTGCCTTAAGTGCTGTACCGTTTAGAGTGGTAGATCCTTGTGGACTAGTAATTTGTCCAAACTTTTCACGTGCTTCGCCTAGCATAATTTTACAAGTAGCAAGAGAGTAATCACGTAACCATTGGCTAGCATACGGGTCTTGAAGCAGGTTAAAATCTGGACGATAATTGTGCATCCATACTAACAATTCTTCATCAGCACGAGGACGTTGCATGATAGTTAACAATTTGGTAGTTTTGTTAAAGGTAAAGTTAATGTCTGTACCAAACATTTTACCTACCATCTTTTGGTATGAAGCAAAAG